TTGGCTTAGACGAATTTTTACCATCAAAGACAATTACACATCTGGTTGGTTTGAATTTATTAATCGTGAATCGTATTGATTTCAGAAAACCGACTAATCCACCGACATGACTACCATCTTCATTCAAAGATGGATTGACACTAAAGGCTCTTATAAATGTATTAAAGCCATCTACGACTAAAACATGATCATTTAGTTTTCGTGTTGTTGGATTAGTTTTAATATCATCTTCGTAATCATAAAATCGTTTATTTAATAAATTCCTATCATATTCATTACCCATCTGCAAACTCTTCATCCGTAGTGACATCATCTATGCCTAATTGACCAGAATCATATTTTAGTATTACCTTTTCACAGATAGAATCATAAATATATTTCTGAGTATCTACATCCGAAAGTAAAGCACCAAAGTCTTTGGATTGAAACTTATGTTCTTTTCCATTTTGGTCAACGAAAGTATACCAAGCACCAGCTTGTTTAACTAACTTGTGGTCTTTCATTATAGTCAACCAACTACCAAAATCATCAATACCCTTGTCAAAGTAAAGTGGAAACTCAGCACTCCTTAATGGAGGACCTAATCTATTCTTAATGACTTGAGCTCTAATCTTAATACCAATAGTATTTTTCTTAGTATCTTTAATTTGCCCCATATTCTTCAAACGAATACGAGTTGAAGCGTGGAATGGTAATGCCTTACCACCACTTGTAGTCCAAGGATCACCAAACATTACACCAAGTTTTTGACGTAACTGATTAGTAAAGATTAAACATACTTTTTGACGAGCAATTAGATTTGTAATCTTTCTCATAGCCTTTGATATGATAATCGCTTTAGCCGTAGCCCAACCATCTTTATCAAAGTCAGCATCCATTTCAACTTTTGTTGAAGCAGCTGCTAAACTAGATTCTCGAATTTTCGTAACAATCGTTTCAATAGTATCGAATACATCTTCTACAGTTTCTAAGTGAACATATAACATATTATCTATATTAATACCTATTGCCTGTAAGAACTCGGAAGATACAGAAGACTCAGTATCTATATAAACAGCAAGTCCATTTTTCTTTTGTGTTGAAACAAGTGCATGAGCACCAATCAAAGATTTACCACTACTTTCAAGTCCATTTATTTCTGCGATTCTACCAGCAGCAAATCCACCATTTGGTTTGTTTGATATTGCTAAATCCAATAAACTAGAACCCGTGGAAATCCACTCCGTGACATCAGTTGGAGTTTCTTGAACTCCATCCAAAAAATAAGCTACTTGATGTGATTTAAATTGTTTATTAAGTACATCAGCTAAAACTTCAGCTAGTTCATCTCTATTTGACATGAATTTCTCCTATTAAAGTGGTGGGGCGGAGAAAGGAGGAAACCACCCCACCGTACCCGCGGGATTAAGAATTAAATAACTTATCAAAATCATCTTCTACTTTAGAAGATGCTTTAGTCGTAACCATTTCAGGTTCCGGTTCAGTGCTATCATTATTATCCGATGGGTGTAAGAAATTTGAAAGATGTTCTTTCAATTCATCATAAGTTGGCTCAGTATATAACTCACCAATATTTGGCTGTTCATTCAAAAGCTTTTCCAAAAGTTCAGACTCATCTGTAAGAGTTGTCTGATTTGGTTTAACTCGAATGGTTGTCTTACCATACTGATTACCGGCTTCAGCTGCAGTTTGGCGTTCAACTACAATATCTCGACCAATAGATGCATCAGAGATATCACCATAATCAGGATCAGCAATTATGCCCAAAAGTTCTTGATAAACTGTTTTACCAAAACCCCAAAACTTTACACCGCCATTTTCTTCACCACGAACTACAACAGGAACAAATGTCCTCATCTTGGGTTCAATCCGTTTTCCCTGAATCCACTCATCTTTATTACCACTTGACTTCAGTTTATCAGCAAATTGCTGAACTGGGTCAGGGCGACCAAATGAAAGTGGAGACAAAACGGTTTTATTAGGAACCAGACTATAATGAAAAAACAATTCGCTAAAGGGATTGTTTTTATCATGTGTATAAGGTACAATTCTGACTTGTGATCTTCCTGGTTGTGGTTTCCAAAAGTTATTCGAGGTAGCGTTTTGTAACTGATTAAGACGTGATTTTATTGCATCAATATCCATTTTTATTCTCCATAGTTATGTTTATGTGTTATTGTTATCTATAAATATTTAATTAAAAACATTTAAGTATAACGTATTCATATAATATACGAATTTTTTTGTTAAAAAACAAGCGTTATTTTTTTAATAATTGTTCAACTTTTTCTTCCAAAGCATTCAACCTATCTTCGATAGTTTGTGGTTTTATTCTGTATGCCATGAACTGATTATAAACCATATCAATCATTCTTTCTTGTGATATGACATTGGTTGGCAAATCGTTTTTGTTTTTTCCATACCATAATATAACACTTTTTTTCCAATTATCAAAGTCTTTTTTTGTAGATTTGCCAATATCAAACTTTGGCATTGGAGTCAATGGTTTTCTTTCTTTCAAAGGATTTGCTTTTAAAAATTGCTGAACATTTTTCTTATCTTGATAACCTAATAAATAAGTTCCTATGTTTGAATTATACAATAGTGGAACTATTCGTTTTAATTTATGTCTGGTTATGATTGAGTGATAAATTGCTTTTGATTTTTCTTCATCTGTATTGTGAATTTGTATTTTTTGTTCGTCAGACAAAGTATTATTTATCTGTTCGATTGCCGGCTGCATCTTTTTACACCAAACACAACCACTTCTGGTAAAATAATATATCGGTGAAACCATTTATAAATCTATAATCTTTAATATCCTTGTGGGTATCCTTGATAGTCCTTCTTTATTTGAAATCAATATCATGTTTTTATACAAATCCCAAGGGACTTGATAAGTTGTATCTAAAACACCATTATTAATTAGTTTGATTAGTTCATTAAGTGCATTAATTGTATATAGTGTATTGGTTATTTTTTTCCTATGTAGCGAAATGGTATTTTTAACTAAATTGAAATCAATATCATCATCTTGATTAACATTATAAGTACAAATTAATTCTTTAGGTTTTTCTTCATTCTGTAATACATAAATCTTATCAAAAACGATTTTAAAATGTTTTGTTATGTCTCGAATAGTTTGTTCGAGATTAAATTGAGTCGTGAATGTGCAGAGTAGTTGAGTTTTCATTATTTCTTCTTTTTATCTTTACAAGAATTGCCTATACGACCTGCATAAGTATTAGCAGGTTTAAATCTACCATGGTCCGTAAAAGAAAAACCCATATTTGGTGCCGGTTTCATAGTTCCAAGACAATCTAAACCATCAGTTCTTGACATTGAAGCACCCTTTGTTTTTGTATTATCAACTCTAAAATTAGAAAACTTTTGATAATCCATATCTGTATTATTTACTTCTCCTATGAAAAGATGTGCTCTTAAAAATTGTTCTGCATTTTTTTCAAAATTATCAAAATCTTCATCTGTCCAATTTGTAGTACCTTTAGGTCTTTTTTGCATATACATATCACGCCATTTCTTAGCCTGTGTTTTAGATTTTTCGTTTATTTCGTCTATTCTTTCTTGACTAATACCTATTTCTTTTGCGTAATTTTCACTTTCATCAATTTTATTTTTTGCATTTTCTAATTCTTCAGATGTTATAGGACGCACACTATCTTTTTTCTTTGCATCATAATTAAACAAATCTTCTTTGTGTGTTGAAATCATATTATATAAAACTTGTCTTGTTTTTGGATTTTTATATTCAGTTAATTTTACTTTTTCTGCTGCGGCACTCGCTGCACCTTCCCCAACTTTAACACTACCCGGACCTTCGTCTTCAACCGTAACTATTATTGAAGTAGCCTCATCTGCTAATCTATCATAGTAATCTTTAGCTGTTGGATCTAAATCACCTATTGCCCCTAAACATATCATATCACCTACTGCATACGTAACATCTGCAGGGAAATAAACTTCGTGTCCTTTTCTTGTTTGTATTAAAGCAATTAGATTTTCAGCTAAATCTGCTGAACCTGAACTCAATGCTGGATTTGTAGTTATAGCATCGTGCATAATTTCCATACATTCTTTTTCATATTCTTCAGTAGATAAATTAGGATCAATATTTCTTATCCTATCCATAACTTTTTGTTCACCTTCTGAAATACCTTCAGGTGAACTTTTTACAATTTTCTCAAAAATATCTGCAAGTTTTTTTGGATATTCATTTAATATCTTATTACGACCTTCTTTAGTAGAAGGGTCAGCACCTTCTATCATTGTTGAAATGGTAAATTTATCTCTATCTTGTGATATTGATATTAAGTACTCATTGTGTTTTTTAATAGCTCGTCTAACCCGTTTAGACTTCTTTTCTGCATCTTCTTCAGACATACCCGTTTTAATAAAAGCATCTTTTAATTTTTGTTTATCGGGGATTGGTTTAATTTTATGTTCACCATTTCCAAAAACTATAGATGATACATTTCCACTTGAATCCAATTTAGTTTCTACATTTAAATCTTCTGAAGAATTTATTTCAGTTGGTGTTAAATCTTTAGTACGAACTTTAGAAGTTACCCGTTTTCCGGAACTTGTTTTTTGTGCTTGTGCGGGTGCCAACTTCAAATTCAATTTATTTGTTATATCATCAATAAATGAAGTTTGTTTATCAGTAAATACTATTTGTCCTCGTGTTGTTTTATCATCATAAGTTTCCGGAGCCTTTTTTGCTACATAAAACTTATATGCTCGTTTAGAATCACTTTTTGCTATATATCTTTGTGCTACTCTTTTTTCATTATCAGTAAAATTCAAATCGCCTTGTTCTATTTTATTTAAAACTTTGTTGAAAATCTCTTCCTCTCCTTCTGTTTCAAAATTTATTTGCTTAGAAAGATTTTTCATATCTGTATCAAAGTTAGATTTAGCGTTTTTATAAAATCGAGAATCTCTATCAACATCATCGGTAGGTTCTTCTTTTTCAACATCAGGTTTATCAAATACACCAACTCCTTTTGGTTTTCCTTTCTTAGCAACATCTTTTTTTCCAAGATCAACAAGTTTACCGCCCGATGATT